CGTAAGCCGCTAACACTTCGTTACCGTACATGGTACTAGCAACACCAGTAGCGTGTGTATGGTCGCTCATGGCTTGTACAGCGCCAGAGGTGTTGTCGTACACTAAAGGCTCAAAGCCGCGCTGAAACATGTAGATACGGTCGTTAAAGTCTACAAGCTTCCAGTTGTCTGCGTTAATACTATAGCCAGCAGGAGTCTCATCTACTAATGTAGCTGTACCGCTAATAATCTTGTTGTTACCAACAGAAAAAACCTTAGTGTTTCCTGCGTCATCTCTAAACTCTTTGATAGCACGTAATGAATCAGTCCCCAGTACAGTCTTGTTTGTTGTAACAGCGGTGTGGCCCTTACGTGCAGCAATACGTCCGCGCTTATCAATCACAGCATTGTCTGCAATTTCAGCAAACGACGGGTCTTGAGCCAGTGGCGAGTCTTCGGTGTTAACACCTTTAAACGCTGGAGCTACAAGATTGATACTTTTAAGTTCTTGAGCCATATCAGATAGTCCTAAAGATCATCTCTTCTGGGTGTTTTGCTGCGTCAATAGCAACAGCGTCAGACAAAAACTTGTCAGCAATAGCAAAGTACTCAGCAGTAGAAGTACCGCCTGTTTCTCCACGCTCTCGTGCAAGCAACGCTACCGCAAGGTGTACTACAGGCATTGCAGGTACAAGCATAGCGTCCGTGTTGGCACTCAGGTCTGCTTGCCTTTTAATAACATTAAATCTTAGGCTGTACACGCCGTCTGGTTTAGGACTAACAAGAACTTCAGTGTCTCCGTTAGCGTCTAGTCCGTTGTACGTGTAATACAAAGGCGCACCTTCTGACTGATTAACTAAGTATATCTGCTCATTAAACCAGTCTTTAGTCTGGTAGTTCATAAAGCAGTTCTTAGTGTCGTTAAGAACAGACATGACTTTTACATTGTCGCTGCTGCCAGTTAGTGAATAACTGTTGTCTGATGCAGTAGTAGTTACTACAAGAGTATCACGCAAAGCAGACCAATCAGTTGCTTCTTCTACTATTTTTTTAGCGTCGTTTATAAAGTCGCCAACCATTTTAACGTAAGTCGTGTTTGTAACGGATGTAGTCTCTTCTTCTCGAAGACGACGTAATACGTTGTTCATTAAATTTAGATATGTCATGCTAGTTTCCTATTAGGATCGCTGGTAAACATGCCTAGGTTCATAGGTTGTATTTGTGGTGTAGTTGTTTGCCTATCAATCATCTGATTAATTTGTTGTAGTGCAGACGGTTGTTGTTTAACAGGGGTAGATCTTACAACTTGCTGTACCTGCCTAGGCGTTGCTTTTTCTTCAAAAGGAGTATACTTAAACTCTCTTTGAGCAGCAGCTATTTCTTGTGCTGTTGGTTGTTTTGCCCCTAAACCAAATAGACCTAAAGTGGCTAACCCAAGTTGTTGTCCAAGTTGTCCAAAGCCTGACTCTAGTTGTCCTCCTATTCCTTCAAAACCTGTGCCAAGCTGCTCTGAAAGACCTTCAGACAGTCCTTGGATGTTTTCGCCTAGTCCTGTACCAAGACCAGCAATAGAATCTACTACCGTACCTACATCAGTGCCTATGCTGTCTGCAAGACCTGTCAGTCCTAAAAGAACATTTGTTTCTAAATCAGTAAGCTCCCCACCAAGCCCAGAACCTAAAGTAACAATAGCTGTTTCAATATCGTCAGTTTGTACGCCTAGTGCGTCAGCAAGGCTTTCAACACCTTCTGTTACTGCTGTGGTTACTCCGCCTACTGCTTCTTCAACACCAGTAAGTTGGTCACTAAGACCAGTAATGTTTTCTGTAAGTCCGGTTTCAAGGTCAGTAACAGAATCTACTACATCTCCAATGTTTAAGCCTAAGTTGTCGGCTAAATCGCCTAAGCCAGTTAAAACAGAAGTTTCGAGGCCAGTGAGGTCCTCGCCAGTAGCAGTACCAAGGTTTGAAATAGCAAGAATAAGAGCGTCTGTTGAAAGACCTAGGTTTTCAGCAAGGTCGTCAATACCGCTTTGAACTCCTCCAATGCCTTCTCCAATGCCCGTAAGTTGATCGCCTAAACCTTCAATACCGTCAGCAACATCAGTAGTGAGGTCTGTTACCGACTCAACGACCCCGCTTATGTCTGTGCCAAATTCTTCCGAAATGTCCCCTAAACCCGCAAGAATATTTTCTTGTAGTGTAGTAAGGTTTTCTCCGTCAGCCCCACTAAGATTAGAAATAGCAGTAAGTAAACCGTCTGTAGACAGTCCTAAGCTTTCTGCTAGATCATCAATTCCACTTTGAACTCCAGCGATGTCTTTGGTAAGACCTTCAAACTCCCCGCTTAACTGTGTAGCTACCTGCTCTGCTGTAAGCCCTTCAGGAATACTATCTACAATTCTTTGTACGTCAGCAATAGTTGCCGAAGGTGGTATAGTTACGGCCCCTTGAATCTGAGCAAGCTGTGCTTCAGTAAATCCGTAGTTAGTTAAAATATCACGGACATCATCGGGACTAGCTATTGATAAATTGCCGATAGTTTCCTTGATTGTGTCTACAGCAGCGTCTAAATCTTCACCTACTACTACACTTTCTAACGCTGTATTTAAATCAGACCTGTTTATGTTTTCAGGTAAAGCGTTAATTATCTGGGCAATCTGAGCGTCACTAAAGTTAAACTCAGCTAACGCATCTTTAACATCTTGTGGGCTAGCTATATCAAGTTCACCAAGAGCGTTTATTATTTTTGTAGTAGAAGAATCTAAATTAGCATCGGTAGCTACACCTTCAAGAGCAGAAGACAAAGAAGTCTGTACTTGCTCTAAAGTTAATCCTTCAGGCAGAGCATTAACAATTTGTTGTAGTTGAGCATCAGTAAATCCGTATTCAGACAATATAGTTTTAATGTCTTCCGGACTAGCGATATTAAGAGCCCCGACAGCTTCAGTAATTGTAGTTACAGCAGCGTCTAAATCTTCACCAACAACAACATCTTCTAAAGCAGTTGTTAAGTCGCTATTGCTAATATTTTCAGGTAAGGCGTTAATTATCTGGTTAATTTGTGATTCGCTAAACTCAAACTCTGACAGCGCATCTCTTACGTCTTGAGGACTTGCAATAGCCAAACCACCAAGCGTGTCCGTAAATAACTTTTGTATTTCGTCTAAAGACGGCCCTGCTTCAGGTATCTGCTCTGCTAGTCTATCTAAAGCAGTCTGAATTTGATCCATAGAAGCGGTTGAAGGGAAGACAATACTTTCTTTAATTTGCTTAATTTGAGCGTCAGTAAACGTATCAGGGAAAGCAAAGTTTTCAAAAGCTTCATCCAACATTGTTTGAAAGTCTGACTTAGTTGCAACGTCAGATTCTAACATTAAGTCAATAACTTCTTGTGCAGTTAGGTTCTCAGGTAAGTTGTCTAGTTCTTGTCTAAGCTCTGCCAAAGTAACTGATTCAGGTATGTTTACAGCTTGGCTTATCTGCGCAAGTTGTTCTTCAGTAAATCCATATTCAGTTAATAGTGTTCTAATGTCTTCTGTACTTGCTATGTCTAAATCACCAATCAGGTCCGTAATAGTGTCTACTGCGGCTTCTAAGTCTTCTCCTACTACTACGTCCTCTAAAGCAGTAGACAAGTCAGAGATGTTTAAACCTTCAGGAAGTGCGTTGATAATTTGAGTAAGTTGTTCTTCACTAAAGTTAAATTCAGCTAAAGCAGTTCTAACATCTTCAGGACTGGCAATATTTAAACCGTCTAAAGCAGTATTAAGCAAAGTACTCATTTCTTGCAAAGTAGGCGCTTCTGCTGGCATTTGTTCAGCAAGCCTGTCTAAAGCTTCCTGAACTTGAGCCATAGTAGCGCCTTCAGGAATAACGATTGTTTCTCTAAGTTGTTCTACTTGAGCATCAGTAAAGGTTTCAGGGAATGGGAAGTTTTCAATAGCTTCTTCTAATAACGTACCCACGTCTCCTACTACGTCTTCTCTGAATTGCTCCATGTAAGTACCGAAGTCTTCGTTACTCATTAAATCTGCATCATTCAAAGCAGTAGCAATATCTTCAGGAGTAGAGTAACCGGCGTTAGCAACAGCTTCAATAAAGTCTTCAGCGTCTCCATAAGGCAGGTTAGCCAAAGCAGTAGCTAACTGCTCTGGTGTTAGTACTTCAGCCATTGCTTCAGAAAACTCTTCTGTGGTTAATAAACCAGCATCAGATAGTAAAGTAGAAACAGTGTTTTGAATTTGAGTAAGGGATACGTCATTAAGCTCTGGGAAAGCTTCTTCTATCTGAGAAAGAGTAGGTAAGTCAGTAACATTAAGAGCAGCAAGAGCGTCAATAATTTCTTGTGTTTCAACTTGATTGTCTTCTCTTATTTGCCCAACAATGTCGTTAAACATTTCTTCAGTAATGCCGGGCTCGTCGTCTTCAAAACCTGTGGCTTCTTGCGTAGTGTCTTCAAGAATATCTTCTTCAACAGTTTCCTCTTCATAACGATTTAGTTCTTCTTCTAAAGCTTCTCTAACTTCTGGATTTTCTTCTCTTTCAATTGCTTCTTGTAGTTGTCTTATAAGAGTTAAATTGTCGGCAGTGGTGTTTAAATCTCCAGAAACAACGGCTCCCATAGACCCTGTTGCGCTTCCAGAAGTCGAGGCTCCAGCAAGAAAGTTAACGACGCGTTGAGTTACTGATCCCTGTTCTGTATAAGCATTAGATGCTGCTTCTATAATTTTATCTATAAACTCAGGTGTTTCTAAACCTTCTCTAAAAAATCCAACAACAATTCCTACAGAATCACGAAGAACTGGGCTTCCAAAAGTGCCTTCAGCAGCAAACTGTAAAAAGTTTTCGTAACTTAATGTCCCGCCGTTTGGCATTAAAACACGATTTAAGGTACCTACCACATTGCCTTTATCGTCGTATTCGTTTACTAGCTTAAATAAAGTACCATCTTCTAAACTAATCCAATCTTGTCTTCCGGTATACTCGTTTATAGACTCTGCAAGTTGGTTTAAAACACCAGACTCTTGGATTTGTTTAATGGCTTCTGACCCTAAGCCAGCAGTTATTGCAGCTTCTAAAGCTTCTCCAAAGTCTAAATCACCTGTCATTACTAATTGAGTAGCTGCGTTCACAATTCCTGCTGAAGCACCGGAAGCAACTGAAGCAGGTAAACCAAGGCCGGTTGCTTGATTAGCAACTGTAGCTACTTTAGGTGCGGCTAAATATTGTGTAAGCCCTGCGCCAACGTAGTAAGTCATTGCCGCCATAATACCAGCTTGAGCAAACTGTGTAGGTCCGGGACTACTTACTTCTTCGGTTTTAACGTAAGCAGAGCCGTTCCACCTAAATTTATCGCCAGACTCGCTGTATGTTATAGGCTGAACGCCATATTTTTCTAGTAGTGCTTGGTTAGCGTCAGAGTTAATCCAGTTATTATAAGCGCCTTGTTGAGTGCTTGTTTGTTGTCTACGAAGATTTTCTAGGTTTTGTCCGGGATCGCTAGCGTCTATAGTAAGATCAGCGTCTCCCTCAAGAATCATTTGCTGGTCTTCTGTGAAGCCAGTATCTGCCTCTGCCCAGTTTCCTGTGTCGTAGTCTCCTGACTGAATTAACTGTTCACGCTCAGTCATGTAAGCAAGATAGTTATTAAAAGAACCAAACATTTCTTGTAGTCTGTTTACGTCATCACCTTCAAAATAATTACGTAACTCATCCACAGTTAATTGTTGTACTTCACCCGTTTGACCGTACAAGTAGTCAAGCTTTGCGTCTCCTTTTTCACGTCCTTCAACAAACGTAAAGGTCATTTCAGAAGGAGTTTCTGGCTCATCCTTAACGTCCCGCATAGGCTTAATACCGCCTGTCTCAGGGGCAGGGGCCGGAGCATCAGTACCAGTTTCCTTTGTTACGCCACCAACGGGACCACCATTAGGATCAAAGCCGCCAGTTTCTCCAGCAGGTGCTTTAGTAGGATCAGTAGTAGGAGTACCTGTAGGTGCAGTAGTTTTAGTAGTGGGTGCAGGCTTAGTCAGCATTCCTTCAGCCCTTTCAGGACTTACAGGTACGTACCCAAGAGGAGTAAGCTCAACAAGCTGTCCATCTATTTCTAAAATATCACCGTAACTTGCCATATTACTTCTTCCAGTTAGCCAAGCCGCGAAGGCCAAACGATGCCGCTACAGCTGCACCCAAGAAACCTTTGTACCACTCAGGCATAGCGTTGAGTGCTTCAAAGCCCGACATTACTACAGGAACCATGCTAGGAAAGAACGCAAGAATACATGGGATTGAAAACAAAATCGTAAACCACTCGTCTTTCCATGAGTTAGCCGCGTTGTTTGCATGGATGTTTTCCCAGTTAGCGTCCTGCTGTATAGCTACCATCT